GCTTCTATGTTACACCGGCTGATGTACCCTTCTTCAGCAAGCTGGCCAGATTTATATTCTCTAAGTACCGGTCCTAAAAATGACTTTATATTCCATAATTCTAATTTATCGTCTTGTAGTGTGCCAGTAAACCCTATTCTATAGAAGGCATTCTCACATCTTTGTGCTATCTTTTTGAGCTCAACGGCTTTGACTTGATGACACTCGTCAAATATAATACAATCATAATTTTTTAGATACTTGAGATTATTACTTAGTGTTTGCCAGGTAGATATAACAATAGGTTTATGGAACTCCTTGTACGCTTCATATACTCTGCCTATCAGGACTTCCGGTATATTATACTCTATCATATCAGAACGGAATTGTTCGACCAAATTTACGGTTGGAACAACGATAATATGATTGTTTGTAATACAATTTTCTGATAGAATTTTGATGATATAGGATATTACTAAAGACTTACCGGATGCCGTTGCTGATACTACCAGACCCTTAGAGAACTTCAATGCCGCTTCTATGCAGTCTTTCTGATAGTAGTAAGGTTGAATCTTCAAAGAATAGTTTATATCTATCTCCGCGCCCTTGAAGATGACCTTCACATCATCGTCTAATTCTATCTTTATTTCTGGGAAAAACTTTTTATGAAATCTGAGCAAGTCGGGTAGGAGCCCGTAGGGAAGGGTATTTAGGAACTTATCCACCATACAAATTTTTCCATCCCAAAATCCTGACTTGTATTTTGGGGTGAAATAATAATTATTGACGTATGCAGTGAAATATTTGTAGAGTTCATTTAGATAATCTGGATAGTCTGTAATTACTTGAATATGGAGACTCTTAAATTTTTTTATTTGTATCATATTACATTAGTTTTTCAGCATCCAGGAAGCCCTTCATCGACCACGCCATCTTTTCAAGAGAACTAACACAAAGTTCAAAGAAGTCCACTCTTGCTTTCTGTAGCCCGAGAAGCTTGTCTATCTGCTTTATCTTAGGATGATTGGGGATATAGTATTCTTTTATTTCTGCCGTTCTTATATCGTTGTTTGCTCTATCTGCTATCCATCTATCCGCTTCCTGGCCTCTATCCTTGGGGAATCTCAACCCGTGAAATATTCTACCAGATTCTTCTTCTTTGAGCTTGTTAATCTTATCATACGCTGCCCTTTCTCGTAGATATAAATCTTTGTATGTGACAATTAGAAAGGAGTTCTCGGAAAGCTTATCTTGAATGTCGGTGTTATTGAACTTCACCATCTCATCTATAGGATGCTCTTCTCTCAATTGCTTGATGATCTCATTGTATTCTTTATCCTGAAACGTCATTTACATCCCACTCCTAAAGTATCACGTTCATATTTCTTGATAAGAACTTCTTTTATTCCTGCATACTCAAAAAGGTCTCTCATTCCATCTGGCATATACCTGTATGTATCTATTGGGTATGGGTGCTCCTCCCACGTATGGGGCGCTATGATGCAAATGTACTTGCTAAAATAATTGGTAAGATTTTTCAACCAATCCCACGGCCTTTTAACGTGTTCCATTGTCTGTCCACTAATAACCACATCATAGACATCTTTGATCGCATCGAATCCAACTATATCAACATTATGGCCGCTAATTATATCCATTCCAGCGTAGTTATATTCCGTGAATAGTTTTCTATATGGTGTTTGTCTCTTTTTCCCCACTCGTGCCCCAATATCTAATATTGTTGCTCCTTTCATATCTTGTAAAAAATTGTCTCTGAAGAATGACATTATTCTCAAACTATCATTATGCATATAATATATGTCTCACAATTTTGGCTATGTTTATTGAATCGTCCTTTCCGCGGTGATGAATCCCTTCAAACTTCTCACCAATCATTTCCAATGCTCTGCTTAGTCCGACCTCTTTTTTGAGACCATTTTTCAAGGCGAATAAGTTCTTGATGTTAATATGGGTAGGACCGAATGGGTAAGGTACCTTATGTAATCTCGACATATTTATGAACATTTTTCTATCATAATCTCCATAACTTATCCACGCTCTTTGCTTTGAATGGTATATCTCTATTAGTTGTTCGGTTGCAGCCAGATAGGTCATACCTTTATCCACCTCTTCCTGAGTTAAGCTTGTGAGATTACTACAGAATTCGCTTACCGTTGAGTGCTCGGGCCTGATAATTAAACCATTTACATTTTCCAATCCCTGTGATATAATATCTATAGTACATAAGCCGATTTCTATGATTTCCGATTTCTGTGTTTTTTGTTCTTTTGGGTTCTCCCAACACGTAGATTCAACGTCAACGATGATTATTTTGTCTAGTAATTTTGCCATATTTTGTTCTCCTAATATTTATAGTTCAATTATAACATACAATAGTAAAATGTAAAGAAAGTGTTTTACATTCAACAAAATTATGATATAATATAGGAAATCAAAGGAAAGTATTGTTTTTGTTTATGAAAGAGAGGTAAGGTAATGGGTAATGAGGCACGGGTTATATCTATAGTGATTAAAAGAGGCGATTCTTGGCTCTTTGGAAGGGTAAAGAAAAGTGGTAAGTTTAAAATAAAAAGAACTATCAAGAATCTTGAAGATATTGTCGATGTGGATAATTATAAATCTTTAGGTGAGTGCCTTCAAGGTGAGGAGTTATCAAGAGCTTTGAAGAGGATGAAGGCACAGAAGGCGTTTTATCTTTTAAAGTCCAGAAAGGGGGAAAATGAAAATGAGGAAGCAAGTAACTAACGTTGTTTATAAAAATAGTTTAGGTTGGCACTATGGCTACATTACGGGGGACAATTGGCACTATGGGATTCTTCACGACCACCCGCTTGTTGAGCTTTCACACATTAAGTTTGTGTCAGATGTTCGGGGTGTTGATACCTATCAATCACTGAAGCAATTTTTATTGAGTAAAAGAGGATATAATTCTGAAGGTATAGAAAGAACAATTCTAAATAAGTTTTCTTGTACGAAGCTTTATGTCAGGCCTACAACAACATTTTTACCGGATGATTCTGATAATAATTCTAAGTCTATATGCAGTGAGTGTGTAAAAACTTGTAAAACTGATAATGTTACGGGATGTTCAAGTATGGTAAAGATAGGTTATAAAGGGTTTTCTCTTATAAAACAATAGCTCAATGGATTATATATGGATGTTAAAATATTAGAAAACCTAATCGTCAAAGGGATGATTACAGATAAAACATATCTGGCAATCGTCTCTTCTGTTTTTCAGAAGGAGTATTTTGATAGTGATGTAATAGGAAAAATATTTCTTTATATGAAAGAGCATGTAGAGAAGTTTGGAAGTATTGCACCCAGAGAGATTATAATAGGTCATGTCGGTTCTGAAGCACGAGATGTGTTTGAAGAGATTGATGCTTTAGATTTTGATGTGGCAAAGGATTATGATTGTTTATTTGACGAGACGAATATATATCTTAAAGACAAAGCTATTAAGGATGCAGTTCTCCGTTCAGTGGAGAAGATAAATGCGGGCCCCGACCACATAAAGGATATATACCAGATTATAGAGTCTGCTCTTATAAAGGATTTACAAATCGATCTGGGTGCCAATTATTTTCACGATTTCAAGGAAAGACTTAAAGGTATTTTAACACATTCCATAAAAAGGATTCCTACATATTTTCCCCAGTTCGATGAGTATATATCAGGTGGGTTTCCACCATATACTCTTTCTGTAATCGTATCAAAGATTCACGGATGGAAGTCTGCATTCCTTGCAAACATCGGGGCTCGTCAAGTCATTGCCGGCCACGATGTGGGTTTGGTTACTCTTGAAATGTCAGAGGTGGCATTTTCCCAGAGGTTCGATGCTATCTTTGGTTTATTGGATATCAATAAGATGTATGTGGATAGAACTCTTACAAGTAGGCTTATTGCTACGATAGACCAAATTAAAAAGGAAGGCAAACACGGACAGTTATGGATAAAGGAGTTTCCTACGGGCACTGCGACAATACTAGATTTCAAGAGGTGGATAAGGGAGCTTAAAATGAGGGGAGTGGAGCTTGACATTCTTTATGTCGATTACATAAACTTGATGAAGCCGTCTTATAAAGAAAAGACTGATTTATATTCGGATGTGAAGGGGATAGCTGAAGAGTTGAGAGCTTTATCCTTGCAGTTTAATATTCCCGTTGTATCGGTATCTCAGTTGAATAGAGAGGGTGGTGTTCTTGCCTTCACGGATGTAGACTTCAACTTTATTGCAGAGTCTCTCGGTGTCCCTGCAACGGCAGATTTTATGTCCATATTTGGGGCGAATGATGAGAGTATGGTATATGAATCAGAGTTAGCGTATAAGATAGTCAAAAATAGGTTAGGCGGCCGCGTTGGCTCAATAGACAAGATGTTCTTTGATTCCCGTTCATTGAAGTTGTATGATTCTACAGAATTGAATACGTGGATTGATGATGCAGAAAAAACTGGCGATGTTCACGAGATGGCTCCTATTAGAACACAGAGGGGTAGAAGAGAATGAGAGGGGGTGTGGTTTATGTTGATATGTGATTTATGTAGGAAACCATTAGAGGGATTAGAGAAAGTCAAGCACATTGCCGACGCTAAAACAGGAAAGCATATCTGTGTTCATTGTATAGGTTGGTGTGTTAAAATTTCGAAGGATGATAGCACCGAAAAAATAGTATATCTGAGTCAATACAAGGAAGAATATGAGAGGAAAAGAAGACCAGACAAATAAAATGGATAGTAAACAAATAAGGATGTTAGAACTATTAGACATCCAGATACAAGATTGTGAAGAATGTGTGCTCTGCCTTAATGGCAGAGTAAAACCTTTCTGGACTGAGAAATCAGAGTATGCTATTGTGGGGGAGGGCCCTGGCGGTGATGAGGTAAAAGAAAATACACCATTTATAGGCCGGGCAGGAGCAGTACTGTGGGAAAAATTGAATCTTTATGGATATGACAGAGAATCCTTTTTGATAATAAACTCTGTCAATTGTAGAGCAATGGATGGAAGAATCAATGGTAAGCCTACAGATAAACAAATGGAAATATGCAGAAAGTGGATGGTTAAGTATCTTAAAGTATTAAAGCCTCGGAAGATTTTGATATTAGGTGGGTATGCCTTATCAACTGTGACGGGCGGAAATAAGAGCGGTATATTAAAAGTAAATAGTGTGTCTGTTTTCAGCGAGGTCTTTAATGCAATGTGTGTTATCAGCGTCCACCCCGCTTTTTCATTATATAATCCGAGTGGAGCTGAATTGTTGTCTGAAAGTATAAAAAAGTTTAAGGAGATAAGTTGATGGAGTATATTGATATTATAACACAGAAAGGGGAAAAGGGAAGAACAGAAAAACTTACAGTGGAACTTCCACAGGTTTTGGGACAAGTGGTCTTATTGGCATCCCCACATTTGAAATATATGTCCAAGGAATCTATGAGAGATTGGATTTTGGGGTCATGTGACCTTGTGGAAGAAACAATGGATTGGATGAAGTCATCAAAGGTAAAAAGTAAGATAACTATTATCAGAAAGTTTCTTGACAGACGTTATGATAAGATGTCAAGGGAGTATCTCGCTAACTATCTTATGAACTTAGTGCTCACGGGTGAAGGAATGGGTAATTTATCAGGTTTCGGGTACGATATAAAAGGTTCATCCTTCTCACAGAACCCCGAGTATATTTTTACCAGTAGTGTAAAAGAATGATAATTTATATAAATATAATAGAAGGTAATCCAGCTGCGTCAACAGACTGGAAACAGCGGGAGCTAACTCGCTGCTGTCCCTTCCTATCATATTTATAGGAGCTAAGTCAATGAAATCTAAATTATCTGAAGAAGAAAGAAAAGAACGTAGGAAACTTTATATGAGAAACTATAGAGTTTCTAATCCAGAAAAAGATAAGGCCACCCGTCAAAAGTACCGAGAAGAACACCGTGAAGAAGCGAGAGCGAGGACTCATAAATGGAGAATGGAAAACCCAGAAAAAGAAAGAGAGTCAAATCGCAGACGTTATTGGGAGAATAGAGACGAATATAATCAGCGGTCAAAAGAACAGCATAGGAAATACCGCGGCCTTGTTCTGGAATATTATGGGTCTATTTGTGCCTGCTGTGGTGAAGCACAGAAAGAGTTTCTATCTATAGATCACATCAATGGCGGCGGTTATAAACATAGAAAAGAGGTTGGCGCTCTCGGTGGGAGTGGTTTTTATCGATGGCTGATAAACAATAATTATCCAGAGGGATATAGAGTTCTCTGCCATAATTGTAATTTGTCTTTGGGTCATTATGGGTATTGTCCCCATTCACCTACAGAGAATAGACAGAGAGGGGTTGATAGTATATGATTAGCTATGCGGGAGGAAAGTACATGCAGGCACATTGGGTTGCTAGTTTTATACCATCCAATCTGAATAATTATGCAGAGATTTTCGGCGGGGCCTATTGGGTATACATTCGGAGCAATATTTCACCTAAACACGCAATCTATAATGACTTTAATCCATTTATGTGCAATCTCTTTGCCTGTTCCAGAGAGTATAATAAGTTCCTACCATACATTGAAATATTGAAGCCGATGGACCAAGAAACTTTTATTAGATGCCAGAAATATGTGATTAACTTTAACAAAAGTGGGGAGAAAATTAAGATGCCAAATTTTGAGCTTGCGGCATCTTATGTTTATGTTGTTGTGCAATGTTTTAGTGGTTTGATTTCTGGCAACATAGCGAAAGCAAAGATGGCGCCCAGGAAATACGGTGATGCCGTATTGGATGTGTTGCCCTTTGTCAATACTCTGCGTCGCAAGGAAGTGCAGCGGAAACTTGATAAGATAGAAGTTTCCAACCTCTCATATGAGATTGCCATCGAAAAATATGATTCCGAAGACATGGTGATGTATCTCGACCCGCCTTATTATGGTACTGAAAAATATTACGCATTTCATAATTTCGGGAAGAAAGACCATGAACGTCTTGCTGACATTCTAAAGACTACAAAGTCCAAATGGATTTTGAGTTATTATGATTTCCCGGATTTGGTAAAATGGTTCCCGATGGATAAGTATAAATGGGAAAGAAAAGAATATAGAAAGCTTGCCGCGGCCGAGAGGGGCGGCAAGCTGGACAACAAGGGAGAAGAAATACTTGTAATGAATTATGAAACAAATACGGACGTTGTAAATACGTTCTTTGAATAATGGAGGAGAAAATGATAGAGGAAAAGTTTGATGATATTATAAGAGATATAGACAAAGAGATGGAAGCCGGTGAGCCCTGTTGTAGTGATTGCCAGCCGGTGCTCGATGATGGGCCGTGTGATTGTGTTGAGAGGTGCCTGCCACCAAATCATGCGGAGAGAGTATCCATTACTGAGGAAGGCAGTAAGGACATAATCGATGGTTGGTTCAAAGAGGTTGATGAAATCCGTAATTATGATGATATGAAGGACTTTATACATAAGATAATGTCTGATTACGACCATGATTATGGTACTATTGTTCATGCTATGACAGCCGGAGCGATGGCAGCAATCAAAGCTATGAATAGGGACAAATGGCAAGGTGGTATAACAGGATTTCAAGCAAGTTGTATAATGTGGGAGTTTATAAAGAGGTTCATGCACTACGATGGCCCGATGAGATTGTTACAGTTCGAGAACTTGCTTTATCCACAATATAAACATCACTTTGACAAGGCTATATCAGAAGATACGTGGAAATGGTTACAGGCAGAGGCTAAGAAACATTTGAGCTCGGGACATTCTATGAGTCAAGATGTGAAGGCGCATATGCAGTCCATCGTAGATGGCAATGTTCCTTTTTGGTTCCAGATAAAGGAAATTGAGTAATGAAGCTGATGAAACGAACTCTTTGTATCCTGCTTACTCTTTTGCTGTGTGGGTGTGCAACAGGTTATTGTAGAGGTAAAAAAGTAGAGTGTTGGTATATGATTGATGATAAGTGGATAGTTGAGTGCATTGATCCAGATGATAGCTGTTCTTCGTATAATTATGAATATGAAAAGGCAAAGAAAAGCTTTGAGTAGTGATATGAAACTATATTTCGACTGCGACGGAGTCTTGCGTGATCTTGCTACCGCCATATATGGGTATTGCCCAGATAGATGGGATGCGAAATATCAGGGACACACCGTCCTAGATTATGTGAATAAAAATTTGGATATTCTTGTAAATGCACCGCCGACAAGATACTACAGAACTATAACCAGGTTTCTGAAGGGTGGGAGAATCCATATTATTACTATGCAGTCTGATTTATGGCGCCCCTATACGGAGAAGTGGATAGAAGAATACTTTGACTCTTTTGATGTTACATATGTAAGGGAAATAGAGGATAAAGAGAAACTTCTCGGGCCTGACGATTTGATAGTAGAAGATTATCCTCACTTTCCAGATTCTTTCACATCTAAACTAATTCTTTTGGATTACCCCTACAATAGAGAATCCAAATGTCTTGTTCGTATTACAAGCCCCAAGCAGTTGGGAGAAGTAATGAGATCGTTTACAAATAACGGAGGTATGGTATAATATACTTATGTTCCGCAACGTATTCTATGACACAAGACAATCGAAGATGCACATATGGGAGACTATAAAAGGTCAACCATTTTATGATATGGTGGACTGGGTACCCTATTATTACGTAAAAATAGATAATGGTGACACAAAAACATTGGATGGCCAGAAGGCCAAACGTATGCACTTTAGTAACTATATGGATTATTACACGTACGGTAAGACCCACGACAACCTCTTGGAAAATGCCGTAAGACCAGAGATACAATTTCTTGGGGAAAGGTATTATGGTATTAGTGATGATGATATAGAAGTTCCTAAGCTTCATGTCTATTCCATTGATATTGAAGTTCCAAGGGGTGATGGTGGGTTTTCTACCGTAGAAGATGCCGATGATCCTGTCGCTCTTATATCAATCAGTGATAATTTAAGCAATAAAACTACTACGTTTGGGTCCAAGCCTTATAATGGTGAGTATGCAAAAGAGGATTTTTTTACTTATATCCATTGTGAAACAGAAGATGTATTGATAAAGAGATTCTTCGGCTTTCTGCAGAAGTTCCCCTGTGATGTTATTACAGGCTGGAATGTACAGGGATATGATGTTCCCTATCTGATAAACAGAACTAAAAGATTATTCGGTGATGAAACTGCTGTGTACAGAATGTTTTCTCCCATAGGTCAGATAAGAACGTGGAAGGGAAAAGACCAGAAAGGGTTTGATATTCTCAATGTGGATATAGCAGGTGTTACCATTCTTGATTATATGGATTTGTATAAATGGTATTCACCATCAAAGCTTGAAAGCTATTCTCTCAAGTTTGTTACATCGTTTGAGTTAGATAAGACGAAAGTCGACTACTCGGAGTATGAGGATTTGAAAGACTTGTATGAGAAGAACTGGGACTTATTTGTCAAGTATAATATCATCGATGCCTATCGAGTTTTACAATTAGAAGAAAAATTAGGATATATAATGTTAGTTCAGGCCCTATCTTTGTTATGCCGAGCTTCAATGAAGTATTATCACGTTATGACTCAGCTTATAGAAGGTTTACTAATAACCTATTTTAGAAGGAAGGGTATGTGTGGCCCAAGGTTCTATGGTGGTACACAGGAAACCTTTGAGGCAGCCTTCGTAAAAGAACCAAAAGTTGGAAGGTATGAGTGGATATGTGACCTTGATATAGCCAGCTCCTATCCCACGGCGGTTCTTACCTTGAATATGTCACCAGAAACATACTATGGTCGCATAAGGGGATTGACAGAGGAACAGGTAATGCACAATGTTCGTTCTCATAAATTTGAATCCTTCGATATGATAATGGTAAGTGGCCAGAGGCAAACTATAGAAGGCGCAAAACTAAACACATTTAATTCTGCACTAGAAAAACGTATGCTGGCTATTGCTCCTTGTGGCTCTGTGTTTACGACTGCCAGGGTAGGTGTTCTCGCCCAGATTACAAGGGACTTGTTCAGCAGGAGAGCCAATGTAAGAACCGATATGGTAAAGATGAAGAAGTCTATTCCTGTGTTGAGAGGCGATAACCTCAAGAAGACAAAAGAAAAGATAAACCAACATAACGCATTGCAAAATGCTTTGAAGATTATCCTCAATGCAATGTTCGGGATAACATCAGTGCCGTACAGCCGATATTTTTCACCTAATATCGCACAAGCGATAACTTCTTGTGGCAGGCAGACGAGGGCCTATGGTGAGAAGGTCGTCAATGAGATAATGAACATACCAACCGCTGATTTGTTGAATATACTTGAACAAATGAAGAAGGAAATCGAGAGATGATAGATTTAAACTAGGAGAAAAGTATGATGAAAAAAGCTAATAAGGAAGATATGGAACGTATTATTGAAGAGTTTAGAGAGATGATAGATAATTTTATCGATCATTCTGAAGAATTAGGTGTCGAGTTACAAGTAATATATTCAATAACAACTTTTATCGGTAATGGGGTTGATGAAATTGATGGCTACACCGGCACTAATTCTGATTATGAATGTGCAAAAATAATGTTGGAGGATTGTATTGTTCCGCTTGTAGATGACCTAAAAATAAATGTGGGCCCGCTTCACTCGTAAAAAATATAATGAAGGATTGAAAGATGATAAAAGAGGAGATATTGGATAGATTACATAGAGACTATGTAATCTATTCTTGACGTTTGATACCGACAGCTTGTATGTGAACATAGGTGGATTTATTGATAGCCATCTGGGTGATATGTGGAAACCTTTACCAGATGAAAGGAAGATTCATTATATCAGAGCCATTTCTCACGTTATAGAATCTTATGTAAACGATAGATGTTATAGGGATTTACAGAGAAAAACTTATAATTCTGCGGTAACAGATTTCCGGATAAAGTTCAAGCAGGAAGTAATTGCAAAGTCTGGTTTATTTGTATCTAAAAAGAGGTATTCTCTTTGGCACATTGATGAAGAGGGCGCGCCCGTAGATTATATCAAGAACACAGGATTGGAAATTGTCAGGTCTGAAACACCCGAGTTTGTAAGGCCAAGGCTCATAAAAATTGTCAAAGCAATTCTACAAGGTTCAACGAAAGAAGACCTCACAAAACTCATAGGTACTTTGAGAGGTGAACTTCTTCATACCTTACCGGAAGAAATTGCCGTGAATATAGGTGTGTCGGATCCAGAGAAGTATGTTGGCAGGGATGGTAGAGCTACAAAAGGGGCCCCGTGGCACGTTAAAGGTGTTATAAATTATAGAATGATGTTGAAAGTCCTGAAGCTCGACAACCAATATCAGGATATTATGGCAGGCTCAAAGATGAAGGTTGTCTATGTGAAGAAGAATCAATATGACGTAGAAGCTATATCATTTATGAGGTGGCCCAAGGAATTTGATAAGGTATTCACCATTGATAGACCTAAGCTTATTTCGAAATATTTCGATGAGAAGGTGGATAGTCTTCTGGATCCGATGGGTTGGA